ATGAAGAAAGTTATTTTAGGCGCTGTTTTATTCACCCTAAGCGGCTCGGTTTTATCTTCTTCTTTGCAGGATCAGCTTGCGGCGGTAGCCCAGGCTGAACAGCAAGGAAAAAATGAAGAAAACAGACAGCGTGATGCTCTGCAAGCCAAACGAGATCAAGAGGCTCAACAGGAAAGACAAAGGCAAGCCAATGCGGCAGCGGTTGCTAAGCAGCGAGCAAAAGCGGCAGAAGCTGAACGGAAAGCACGGCAAGCAAAATTGGCAGCGGAAGCCGCGCAAGATAAAGCGCGCGATCAAAGCTACGAAGATGAGCTTCGTCGTTTAGAAATTCAGAAACAAAAACTGGCGCTGGCCAGGGAAGAGGCCCGGGTAAAAAGAGAAAATGAATTCATCGATCAAGAGCTGAAAAGTAAAGCTGCCCAGACAGATGTTATTCAATCTCATGCTGATGCAAACAGAAATCTATCTGAAGGCGGTCGCGATCTGCTGCAAAGCGAAGGTAAAGCCCGTGAGGAAAAGGCAAGCGGCTGGTTTAACTGATTTCGCTAATCATTTATGTGTATTAGCTCAGATTTGACCTGACATAGCTATGGCACAGACCTAAACCTAATCTGACAGGCAGGTCTGTGCCAATAGCGGACGTTGTTAACTTTGGCCCATATCCATCAATGGACGCAGGTCAATCTATACGCTAATTGTTTTGCGCTTAAGTTCTGAACTATAGTGCCGATAGTAAAATTAAGTACTTTTGCCTTAAGGAAGCAAGGTTTGAAAGATTTTTCAAAATACTCAAAAGCGTTAGGGATGGCTAAGTTCTATGTTTATGCATTTTATGACACTGAAGATGCAGCTAAGAAGCCGTTTTATATAGGCAAAGGCAAGTCAGAACGCTGCCTTGATCATATAAAGTATAATGATGACTCTCCGAAATCAGAACGAATTAATCATCTGTTAAAAACAGGAAATCTGGGTATCGACATACTACGCCATGGCATGGATGAGGCAACCGCGAAGCTTGTTGAAGCAACATGTATTGATCTCTTGGGTGTTGGAGAACTGACCAACAAAGTACGAGGAAGCAGCTCCCTTATGGGGCGAATCACGCTGGATGAGCTCAATCATCTTCTTCTTAAGCAAGAGACGGAAATCGCACCTGAACATGCCGGGCTCGCTTTTTTGCTAAACAGCACCTACAAGTCTGGCATGAGTGCACTTGCATTATATGAAGCTACGCGTGGCGTCTGGGCAAAAGTACCAAAAGATGAAAACCTACAATTTGCATACGCCACCTACGGCGGTTTGGTGATGGAAGTTTACGAGATACAGTGCTGGTTGAAGGCAGGCTCTCAGCAATACTTTACCCGGGAATTGGTCATCCCCCCCGAAACCAACCGTTCAGAATTTGTTGGACGAATCGCATCACCAGAAATCAGAGAATTATACGTAGGCAAGCTAATCAAAAAATCGCGTAGTCATGGTAGCCCTTTCGTAAAAGTCGGGCTGGCGGAATAAACTGACCTGCTTCCCGTTGATTAATACACCTCAATGCTAGTCATGTTGTTGAGGCTACCAATGTCCGCACCTCGCTCGAAGCCGACTGTCAGATTTGATTGTGTGCTGCCAGTGAAACCCACTATTGTGTCAATGCAGTGCTTTGCCGCCAGAAGCTGTGCACTACACAGAAAACTCATCTATGCACATAAATAAAAACCCTCTGCAAAAGCAGAGGGTTAAATTCATTTTTACCTGTTCATGTAAACACAGGAAGGATTATCGGCTTATTCCCACTCAATTATTTACGGTAAGCATAACCAATTGACTGGTAACAACTTTCCTGAAACCGATTTTTACCATACCGTTTTATATACCGTCACCGGAAATCAGTGACCCGCTTTCAGGGAGTCGTACTGACGCTCGCATGTGAGTCCTGCAGACCGATATCGCTCAGCCTCTTCTGCTGCTGCGATGTAAGATCGGTTGCTTTCTTCAAGCATGTCGGCGAGCACACCGATGACCTTACTGGCTGGCGTGCCAGTGGGGAAAGATCCGGTATAGTGTTCAGCGAGTCGCTTGGTTTTGTCAAGCTCGGCGCGCAGGCCGTCAGCAGCGGCATTAGCATGCTCAGCGTCAACACGCGCCACATCGATACGGGATTGTGCTTCACGTTCAATTTGCGCCTTCTCCTTATCACGTTGCGACCTAGCCTTATCATCAGCCTGTTTCTGATCTGCCTGCGCTTTCGCATATCCGGCGGCGTACAGCCGGTCACCGTGTTCATTCCAGGCAACCCTGACGCCGATCACCAGAGCAGCAAGCATCGCCACGATAAGCAACTGTTTCCAGTATGCTTTCATGAATACTCTGATCATGATTCACTCACCGATAATGAGCCGGTCATCAAAGGCAATTGCCGGTTGTCTTTGGCAACATTAACAGGCCAGCGATAACCAGTTACACGGGAACGCGAGAATGCACGAATATTGATGGCGTCGGACTGGTTGCCACCGAGAACCATCAGGTCGCCGTTCTGTTGCTGTCCGACAACAAACCCGACATGTCCGCCACCGTCACGATTGAATACCACTACACACCCATAAGCTGGTTCGCTAATTTCGACGCCCCAGTTGAGGTAAGATTTTGCAGACTCGAAACGGGTTGATTTTATTCCGACACGCTCGAGCATTGATCCGACGTATGCAGCACACCATGGCGTTTCATCATCTTTGATACCACCTCGTTTAATATCCTTCCAGAACTGGAGAATTAGAGGATTATGACGAGGGCCTTTGATTTCCAGTTGCCCTATATATTTTCTTCCTTCAGAAATCCATGCAAGTTCACTCATGTTGAGACCTCGATATTTTGAATATCTGCACGACGTTACCGCGTGTCTTCAGAACGGCGGCAAGCATGACAGCGTTGATGATGACCTCTGATAAATCAGCGGCCATTGGTGTGTGATACCAGATTGCATATGCGGCGCGGACGGGGATGCTGGCTGATGCCACGATAAGGAAGTAGGCTATCCAACCACCCCACCGGCGGTGTTGCGATCCATTACGCCTGAAGGTTCCGACGCGGATTGCTATCGCAGAACAGATAACCGCATTGGCAATGAGTAAAAGCAGCTCATGAGTTGTCATCGTCTTTTCTCCCCGGGATTAAATCGCGTGGATTGTCTGAACGGTGATAGAGCCAGATACCAATACGTACTGCGACGATTGCCGACACGAACGCGCCAGCAGAGAAGACGATCCCTTTCTCAAATGAATCCTGTGTGATAGTTGGGATCAGGCTGGCTACGCCGATAAGGATTGATGCAGTTGGTTTGTAGAAGAGAAGCCCGCAGAGGAAGCTGAGCATCGACAGGAGAACCCGGCGGCGTATTGGATACTCAACTGCTGAGGTAATAAATATTACCGCTCCAGACAAAGCACCTAAAGCAACCTCCGGAGGAACCCCTGCAATTACAGCAGCAAGAGACCCCATGCTAAGCCACTGATTTAAAGACTCACTGGTTAGCTGAGCTGACATAGCAACCACCGTTTACTGTGCATAATGAACCCCCTTAGTTGGTGAGTTTATCATACACAATAAACCACATATGGAATGATGCAATCTATAAACATAGCGAGAAAATTACCCATATGGTAAGATTGCAATCACCAGATTTCTCTTAAGCCTTAAAATAGACAATCATTAAAATGAGTAATGAAATGGCTGAATTATATAAAAATAATTTCTTTTACAAGAAAGTTAACTTAACAGTTTCTCAATCACTTGAAAGAGGAAGCAACAACCTTGACCTCGTTAGAATAATAGCAGCCTTAATGGTTATATTTGGGCACTCATTTGCCCTAACTCTAACCCCAAATATGCAAGAGCCATTTAATTACTTTTTCCCTTTTACATATTCAGGATCAATAGCAGTTAAAGTTTTCTTTTTTATAAGCGGTTTACTTGTAACCAATAGCATTATAAAATCAAAAAGCATATCAGAGTTCACAATAGCCCGTTTTTTTAGGATTTATCCTGCCTTTGCTATTACAATTATATTAACAGGAATTGCTATTGGACCACTTGCTTATAATGGAAATTATAATGATTACATTAATAATCCAGGTGTATTTAATTACATATCACATTCATTATTTTTTGATACGCAATATTTTATTAATGGCGTATTCTCTGGAAATAGGGATGGTGGTTCATTAAATGGTTCTTTGTGGACAATATCAATAGAGGTTTCAGCGTATTCCGTTGTTCTTGCTATTTTCATATTTACTGGATTTAAAAATAAATTATTATCAAATATAATTTGCCTATCTATTATAATAATTCCATTGACTGATATTAGTGGATTGAACTTCATAACAGATAGAAACAGCGAGGCGTATATATTACCATCTTGCTTCGCTTTGGGTGCATTATTTGCAATAAATAAGGATTCAATCAAGCTTGATTTTAAAATACCTTTGGGATTTTTTATAATTTATAAAACATCATACTCTCAAGATCTTAGTCATTTTGCATTCTATGCAGGGATATGTACGTCACTTCTTTATATTTCAACTATTGGCTTTATTAAATCAATAAAAATAAAACACGATATCTCTTACGGGATTTATCTATGGGGATTCCCTATCCAGCAACTGCTATCATATTATTACAAACTTGATACGGTTTCATTGATAATATCATCATCTGCTTTATCAATTGCACTGGGGTACTTATCATTTATTTTTATTGAGAGACCAGCTATGCGTTTAGGTAAATTAGCATCAAGAAGACTCCAGTTAAATAAACTAGAGTCTATCTCTTAATATTCAGTCACTGTCAGTTAAAGTCAACAAATCCTTTAATTGACAGTGATGATGTTGACTTTATTAAAGATGAAAAATCGTAAAGGACTCGACCGCCATCACTTCTGTAAATAGTTACCTGATCTTGATTACCAGAATTCAAAGATGCCAGGGGGACTACTCCAGTGGAAAGTATTATGTCATTCCAGAAATCTACAGAAAACATTGATATTGAGCTTGTTTTCCCACTCATTCCTGGAAGATAGGCGATATTTAAATTCCCACTTGGCGATGATATTGAAGATACATTTACTGTTACGGAAAAATCTATTCTATTGCCAGTTGCCCTAAAGACTCCTGTACTTGATGACGACAGGGTTATACTTCCGCTTGCAGGAAGCAGGACTGGTGTGAACGAACCAGTGACTGCCAGTTCAAATCTGTTAGACGTAATCAAGTCAGGTGAAGCTATATAAATAGCCCCAGCTTGAGATAGATTATTACCTGACCCAAAAACATTACCAGTTGCCCCAGTAGGTACTGCTATACCCGCATTACCTCTAGGGTCAATGCAAGTATTAGAGTCAATTGTGTTCCCTACACAATTTGCCCCATTTGCACCAGAAGCTAGACTAATACAAATATGACCGCCTGGATAACCTGCAAAAATCACATCATAGTTGGCGTCAAACCACGAGGTATTACCAACTACTGAGCAGTTGCTAACCCCTGCAAGCCAGATATTATTTTCTCGGTTGTTATATGTATTGTTACCCTTGACAATATTTCTGAGTACATCATTTGTTGCCGATCTTTCAGAAAACAAACCCATATCAATACCACGGTTCCAGCAGTCATAAACTGTGTTATTTACGATGATGTTATCTGTTGAATAACCACTATTCCCACCAAAGTAAATTCCACTCTGGCCACAGGCTGATACCTCATTAAAAGCGATGACATATCTGTGAGCATTCTCGGATACTATCCCATCCCAGTAGTTGCTAGCCCAACTCCAGGGTTTAGCCTCCCCGGATGTAAGGTAATTATTGGTTATACGGTTCTTAAGTATGAGACCCTCAGTACCACCCAGAGCTACACAGAACTTTGAGTTTGCATAGCATTTAGAGATGACAGTGCCATACCCTTTATCATAAATACCATAGCCTACACCATCAGCATCTGAGGTATGCAAACCTTTTGCAAAGAAGCCTGTAACCTCTGTACCAGTAATAAAGCAGTATTCAGCATTCTCATCAAACAGTACGCCATCCTGCCTAATGGTTGTTGATGCTGGCTGGTTGCGACCATATATTTTACCACCAATCCATCCTGATCCATTACCTGTTATTATAACTGCAAACTTTCCTATGCCTACCTCTGAATAAATTCCACAATCACCGGTTAAACATTTAACAGTAAGACCATCACTAATTGTTAGTGTGTCGGTAATTTTGAATACATGATTTAGAACCAGAGTTTTGTTTTTTGAAATGCAATGAGATATACACAATAATAATTCGTTAGTAGCATCAGTCACACCATCAGTTGGTGCATAAAATGGTGCGTCAGTTGGATAAACAACGTTCTGAAGTTTTTCACCAACCATTCCTGGGTTGTAATTATTGCTGTGTGAAAATCCGACTAAACCAGCCCCAGATGGTTTAGCAAGTTCGATCAATACATCTGATGCTGAACCAGATTGCGGGATGATAACAATTGCATTTCCATTGCTATCAAAAGCAGGGATTTTGTTAGCCCGATCCAGCGATGATGGTAGAGTGTTTATTTGCTCAGGAACTCTAAGCGTTCTACTAAAAAGATTATCCGCATAGGAATTATTACCTTCACTAAGGCTATCAACATAATTTTTCGTTGCTGCATCCTGAGGCCGTGACGGGTCACGAAGATTGCGGATGTAGTTGCCAAGCGCATCATAGTAGTTGGCTACAAATGATGGCTTACGCAGGGAGAGACGCAGCCAACTAATAGCCTGCTGAATCAACATCGTTAGTTTATCGAAAGCGTCCTCATGCACTTCTGCGAAAAATTTTCCCTGATTACGTAGGTCGGTTTCCTGCGTCACTGGCAGTACGCGTGATATTGATATTTGGTATCCACTTGTCAGTGGTGTTGACAGTATTACGTTTCCGCCTGTATACCCTCCCGCACCTGTAACGGTATAATCTGTATCAAGAATCAGCTCTGTGATGTTCTCGTCCAGGTCAACAACCTGCACAACCAGATCAGACTTCTGAAAAATTCGGAAGGTATAAGGGAAAGACGTCGTTACCCCGTTCCCTGTGTAATCGTTGTGGTCAACTTCGGTTGAAACCGTCATGTCATTTTCTCCAGATTGCTTTTGCGCCCGGCGCGCATGCACTCTGGATCATTCTATTACCCAATAAACCTTATATGAATCGTTTAGGTATTAATCAGTTGCTTTATTACCTTACAGGTAATTTGCATTTCATGCTGGATAGTCCTGATATCTTCTGCTACTGTATGTTTATACAGTGATTGCATGGAGAAGAAGAGATGCAACGGCAGTATCACCATCCGCTGGAAGAAGGATTTGAGGAAAGAATACACACGCCGGTAGGCGTTAGATCCCTGGTGGAGGACTCGCATCTGATGAAGTTGCTGCGGGAACTCGATAAAGATGGCTTCAATGTTGATGGGCCACTTGCTGAACTGGTTGCGCTTGTGAATTACGTCACAAGTTCTCAAATGAATATGCAGGATCTGCAAACACATCTCGATTACTGTGCCGAACAGTTACGCAAGCAAACCACTTAATGAAAAATAAAAGGCCGCTGTTGCGGCCTCGTGACATGTCACAGTCATGGTATGGCAAACCTATGTACCCTGCTATACCAGATAATATTAAAACAACTGCGACGGCAAATTCCCCATCTTCAATGATGCCTTTACGGTTCATTATTCCAAGTGCGACGAGTGCCAACACAACAAGAATAAAAGAAATCATTTTCACATCCTTATTGCGGAGTAACATCCTGAGGTCGCCACCAGTATGTCTGGTTAAATTCTTTCTTCGAGCGCTGTTCCATCTTACGCAGATAGCCAGGGGAAAAATACTCCTGCATCTGGTTAAAAATCATATGGTCAAGCGCTGCCTTCAGATACCAGATATTAGCACCAGGTGTCAGGCCTTTGCCAAGCTTAACCAGATCACCGCCAGTCTGCTCGCTCTTTCCTTCAACCGCATTCAGCGGGATTCCCTGCCCGATTTTGATAACGTCGTCGACCAGACCAGCTACCGGGCCGAGCATTGAAGCCAGTGCACCGCTACCGTACCGGGTGTGGTCCGACAGCAGGAAATCACCGTACAGCCCAAGACCACCACCTTTCAGCAGCGCACCAAGCCAGAATTTAGCAGCATCTTCACCAGCCATATCTCGCGGATTCCGGCCTGATGCCATGTCGTTTAGTTGCTGAGAAAGTGCACCAAGAATTGTCGTGCTGGCGATAAACGTCGCGATGTATGCCGCACGGCCACCGGCAGACGGCATACCCATAGCGCGCGACCAATGACGCATCACAACAGAGATCGGGAATGACTTGAACAAGAATACGCTGCGGGTTAATTCCCCTTTCCACGTCCCGCGCTGGATGCCTGATCCGGTAATCATCTGTTCGCGTGCACCAGGAGTAATAACTGCCATATCAACTTCTTCAGTGACAGCACCGAGAAGTTTACGCATAGCCTCGAATTTTACACGCTCTGGTGCACCAAGGTGCTGCACAGCAGAATCAGGAATGCGCATGATACTTTCCGGAGTCAGCATCGTATTATTGCCTTTACCCCAGTCCTCCTGCTGAGCCAGTTTCCACACGTTCCAGTCAGTGTCGGTGATACCCTTACTTTTCAGGATGCGAAAATCGTCATTTGAAAGGCTTTTCAGATCTGGCGTTCTGGTAACAACGTCACCAAGACTACCCATCATTGTCACGCCATAGGCGCGCTTATGGGCGTCGGACCATGCTGTTAATCCACTGGCTCGCATCACCGCCGTTGCAGCCCACCGGGAGACAGACGGGCCCATATTATCCATCGCCCAACGGTTCACGCTACCGAGCAGGGATTCCATAGCCAGACCAGCCCTGCGCGCCCGGGCCAATTCAGTACGGTTAGTTGGGTCCATAGCCTCAAGTTGGTTACGGAAAAGCTGATTCATTGGGAGATTGGTAACCTTTGCCGAAAGGTACATGGTGCCAAGATCGGAGAAAGACGCCAGCAACGCAGAGCCAAGACGGCTGGCAACCATCCAGTTGCGGATGTTATCCGACCAGCGTGCAATGTGCTGGTTGGCAACAGGCTGAGTTTTGCCCGAGATGAAGTTATACAGGTTCTCAGTATTGTTTGCCTGGCGCTCTATGCGACCGGTATCCTGCGGGTTAGCCATTGCTGTCTCTGACTTCGTCTGATCCAGCAGTGATCGGAACACGTGATCCGGGTTTGGCCCGTATGTCTCCACCAGCGCAATATCTTTACTTATCCCTTCCAGATGTCCGACCATTATTTCCCAGAGCGATCGGTCGCCGTAGAGTTGCTGGTATTGCAAATAGGAATCAGCGTCTTTGAAGTGTATCTGGCGAGATGCGTTGCCACGGTTGCCGCGGGCACCAGAAATACGCATACCGGTATCAGTAAGTTTGTTCAGACCACCAGTGGCGATGGTGTTATACGCTTCGCCCAGGAAGACTGTAAGCTCAGAATCACTCATCAACTGACCGTCGGCACGAGTGTAATATTTTCGGTCAAGCTTACCGATCACATCGCTAACCCACTTGCCCTTTGTTACTGCGCCAACCTTTTCCATCGAGTGATGTTGTGGAATACCCCAGTTTTCCAGGTACCCGATATCACCACCAGCATCATTGAACCGACGTCGCAGCAGTTCAGTAACTTCTCCCCACGCTTTCGCCCCTTTTCTGGCCTTCGCATTGCCGGTATTCTGCCCACGCATCTCGAACACCAGATCGCGCACGCCTGCTTCATCTTCAAACAGGCCAAAGAAACGAGGGTCAACAGCTTCGAAAGCCTCCTGTAACTGGCTTAATGCGTAATCACGGGTAGCTTTCGTACGCGACTCAACAGACAAAAAATTCGATTTACCATCAGCACTGAAAGCGATAGTTCGATTGAGCGCACCCAATTTTCCATCTGCGCCTTGATAGTTGTTAATGAAGTTGTCCAAGCGCTGTCTGGCGGAAATGGTCAAAGCGACACGGCGTTTTTTGAGAGCAGCCTCTCGCTGAAGTTCATCGGATGCCAGTTGCCCGGCGCGGCGTAATCTCTCAGCATCAGTAAGCTGACGCCACGACGCTGGGTCATCTCTGGCAAGTGAACGCATGTTTCGGTAGATGCGATCTTCAATATCCTGTATCTCACGTGCTGTCAGTGTTCGCTTAGCTGCCTGCTGTACTGCCTGAATACATTCCTGTCTCATCAAATTACCCTCTCAAGAAACACGAGACAGCCACATCAAAGAGGCTGGAATCCTGTATTGCCTGTTCGTTCTCTCTGCTTGCTTCATCCAGCACTTCACGAGCGCTTCGCGACTGCGGGTTTCCTTCGTCATCCAGGACGGTGATCATCATGTCCGGAGACTCAACCAGTGAATCTTCAGCGATGCGAAGATCCATGTCCCCTGCCTGTTCCGCCGTTGGCCTTTGCTCTGCCTGTCGCAATACAGCACCAGGTTCAAAAGGTGCAGCCTCATCAGGAGTCCGCACTTCTGCAGTTTTATAGAATGACATGGCCTGTGCGTTCAGATCGCTTTCTGCCTGCTGACGTCGTGAAAGCTCTGCCCTGGCCTCGAAGAACTCCCCACCAGGCTCATGAGGTGACAGCGCGTTACGCGAGAATTCGAGGCGGCCTTGTGCCTCTATGATGCGCTGATCAATATCGCGCAATCTGGATTGCTTTTCAGCGCGTGACTGTGCCAGTTCCTTTCCGCTTCCCTTTGGTTCTTCAGAAAGGATTTGGTTACGTTGATCCGTCAGGTTATCAATAATGCGCTGACTGTTGGCGATTTCAGACTGGTACACCTGACGATCACCGCGCGGTAAAACTTGTGCCGCCTGCTCTTCAAGCACCCTGGTCTCAACTGCACGCGCCGCCGCTCCCTCATCAGCATTGAAAAGAACCTCATCAATAGACTGCGCTATCAGACTGCGGCGCCCGGGTACGTCACTAAATGATGCTGGTTCGGCAATGCTGGCCACATCAACTGCACGCCCCTGGCTTACGTCATTCATCGCCTTCTGTAGCGCCTGTATATGCGCATCACGTGACAGGACATTAACAGGAACGCCAGGGGCTACATCAATCTCAGCGTGATGTGAGGCATTAGCCGCCAGCGCAGCATCCACCTCAGCCGGGGAAAATTCAGGAGCTGCAGCGCTCTCACCGCGGGAGTTCATGAATCGACCTACACCACCAAACGCCACACCAAGAACAGCATCAATGGCGATAGACTGGCGATCAAATACATCATATTGATTCGCCATTTCGTTATAACCGCCATCACGCAGTGTCTTTGCTGTTAGACCGCGCTGGGCCATCCCAAAGGCAATATTAGTTCCGGCTGCGTATGCGATGTCTGGAGCTGCGCGAACAGCAGTAGCTGCAACATTACGCACAGCACTTTCACCTGTTCTCGCCAGTTGTGCGCCAACACTTTCTGCCAGCGCACCACCAGCGCGTAGACCGAGGCTCATAGGGATCAATGTGCCAGCGCCAGCTGTGACACCCTGCACCAGACCAGCTTCCTGAGCAGTCCTAAAATCTACTCCCTGAGCAGTCAAGCGTTCAAACTCAGAGAAACCCTGCAACGCAGTGACGGCGGCAGCCCCGCCTGCAGGACCAGAAAGCAGTGTACCAACGACCGCCTGCCCGCCCATGTCGAACAGACCATGAAGAACCTGACCAGCGGTGCCTGTTGTTGCTGCGTCAGGCGTCAGGCGTTTAACCTGTTGCTCTGCGAGCTTACGCTGTTCCGCAATGTACTCGGCAGAAGTGTCGTTAATGGAAGTATTTTCGTTAACGAACTTCGCGATGGGCGAGACGATCTTATCCATTCCAGCCCATAGAAGCTGGTCAGGTTTGGCAACCAGTCCAGAATACAGACCTGATACCGCAGCGGTACCTGAGTTATCGAAGAAGCCGACATCGGTATTAAATCCTGCTGGGTTAGACGCTGCTTCATCCAGTTGCTGATTCTGGTTAACAGCGTTAAGACCAAAGTAACTCATTGCGGGATCCCCCCAGAGAACCTCTGGCGCTGTTGTGTGAGATCGATAACGACAGGAGTTCCATCATCTTTCAGCAAATACCCGGTGCCGAGCTTCACCAGATACTGGCTATCTCCATAGCTTTGCAGCCCATACTGCCCTGGTGGGGCTTTTATTCCTGCATCAGTCACCTGTGTTTTCCAGGCCTGATCAACTTGTTTATCAAATTGCTCGGCAGACATACCCCACGGTAACAGCACGCTTCCCATGCCGTTATAGTCATGTACGCCGCCAGTAGCTACGTTAACAGCCTGCTTCCATGTGTCACTGTCAATCTCACCTGATACAACGCCCTTCTTCGCCATCACGCCAGCGTAATAGTCCTTCGCTATTTCGTAGGCCATTGATGCGCCATGCGCGTCACCGGCAAACGCATCCTTCACCATGTCAGAGAACTCAAGACGAAGATCGTTATCTTTCGGCATTGGTATGCCTTTCACATCATCTGTACCTTTGCGAGCTGCAGCACCAGAAAGGATGGTTTGTGCTGCCGATTCAGGTGATACAGAAACATCAGGGTTAAACCAGTTTTTCTCAGCCACAACACCGCCAGGCTTATCCATAAGGATCCCGGCGACAGCTGCCGATGGGGCATTGGTGCTGATCTGCTGAAGCGCCGACATATATACCTGACCGCCCCCGGTGCTCTGCCTAATGGTGTCGAGATATGCAGATTGCTGAGAAACTGGCGCATCGCGGAAGAAAGCCCCGATCTGATTAGCTTCATCTTTGGAAAAGAATGTCAGCGGTGTGCCGTATGATTTAGCCAGTTCTACAGCCTGAGAAGCCCGAAGGGCTATCGTCTGGCTGAAGTTGTTCTGGTTGGTCATATCGATAGGCTTTGTTTGCCCGGAAGAAAGTGAAAACTGAATTGGGTCTGCTTTACGTTGCGCAAGAACAGTACTGGCAGCAGAGACAACGGCATCATAGGTTTGGGCGCGCGCTGCATATCCTTCACCAGTTTCACCGGTGTCTGGCTTCAGGTTTTCTACTGCCGCCTGAATGCTATTGGTCGGCATATTACGGAATGAACCAATGTATTGCCCGGCGATCTGCGTATTCCTGAACTCGGTGTAACGCAGGTTTCCTTCACGCACTCCGTAGGCTGCGAGAAAATCGGTCTGCGTAGGAGCATCAGGGAAATCCACGCCGCGCATGTATGCCGCGCTGGCATCGCGTACACGGCTGTCGATATTGGTGCGGTATTCAGCCTGCTGCTGTTTACGGATCTGGTCAGCCTGGCGAAGGAATGTCGCCTGGGCCTCCGGAGATGCAGCATCGAAAGCAGCATTCCCCGTGTAGCGTTTGGTGCTGGTAGGTAACTGAGAAAGACCTATAGCCGCGCTAACACCAGTGGCAAGCTGCTGATCGCTGTACGGCTGGCTGCCGTTCTCATGCTGGATAATGGATGCACACAAAGCCTTTAGTGTTTCAGGGTTTGATGCATCAAGCGGCTGGTCAGGTGTCACGCCGAGTTGCGCACATACTGCCTGAATGTATGCGTCGGTGTTGTTATTGTCAGACGGCGGCGCCCAGCGGTTAATGATGTCGTTGACAGTATCAATACCCTGACGCTGGTATGAAAGCAGGTTGCGACCAAGCGCACGAATGCCGTGCTCTGGCGTTTCGAACTTGGCAAAGCGACCATCATCGCCGGTCTGGCCTACCCACGGATTGGTTTTGCTGTACTCGAGGTTGCCGGGGTTGTTGTTGCGAATGCCACGGGCGTCGCCTTTCTCACCTTTTGCATAATACTGATCCTGCTGTTCGTGCAGTTTCTCAGCATAGGATGTCGCATCCTCAGGGTTGTCGAATATACCAAGGTGTTTACCAGTTTTTTCATATAGCGCAATGGCTTCATCATCAGAAAGCAATTTACCGTCGTCGCTGACGGTAGGAATTAGAACTTCACCGGCATCAGTTCCTATGGAAATGGTTCTTACGGTGCTAATCGTTCCATCTTCGTTTTTTACAGATGGTCGATTAAACAGATTGATATTGCCCTGTGTCACCATTCCTTTTGTAGATTTTGGATCTCCACCATAAGGATTAACTGTTGCCAGCTTTGAACCAGCAACTGTATCGCTCAGCTCGCCATTGCTCTGGATAAACTCGATAGAGTTGTTAGCCGACCACTGTGACAGTGACGCGTCGGCGACCTTCTCCTTGAACTCGATCTTCTTGGCCTGAATCTGCTCAGTGCTCCAGCCATGAGCAGCGCCGTAATCTTCAATCTGCTGGAAAGTCTGCTGGTTGTAGAGCACATAGTTAGCATTATCACTGTAGGCGGCAGCAGCCAGTTTCCCGTTGTTCGCCAGAATCGCCTGGAACTGCCCTTCTTCATAGGCATTAAGTTGGCTTATCTCATGTCGTCCAGCCTGGGTAGTGAACTGAATGCGCTGCTGCTGCGCCTGCTGCATAAAACCAGCCCGGGCACCTTCCGGCAGTGTCATCGCGATCTGCTCTGCCTGAGCATCGAACTGTTGGGTGTACTCCTGACCTTTGCCGAGCGCATTTTTACCCTGGAGATTCAGCAGCCCGGTATCCGGGTTAGTCAGCAGATCACTGGAAATCTGGCTGAGTTGCAATGAGGCATCCTGAGCCTGAGCAACATCTGCGCGCTGCTTTGCCTGTGCAAAAACATCGACATATTTATCCGCAACCCCACCTAAAACATCGCCCATCTGTGGAGTATTAAATGTTTGTAGACCTGGAGACTGAAACCCGCGAATTTCAACCTGACGACCAGTGACTGTTGGTACTGTTGGCATTTCGGTATCTCCTTATCGACCGGTTGGTGTGCCTATTGCGGCAGATATAGGGGCCGCTTTGCTTTGAGTGAATGGTGACCACGTTCCGCCGCCCATCTGGTAAGCGCCGTATGCCTGAAGTGGAGCAGTCAGCAGTGTAGTAAATGCCCCCATATTCCCCTGCTTACGCGAAGCGCTGGCCTGGGCCTTATAGTTTGCAGCCTGGACTTCATAGCCATACGCTTCACGCTGAGCGTTGTTGACTGTCGTCAGTGCATCAAGCGCGCCAAACTGTGCTGTATCTCCGAAGATATCCAGCACGCCACCAGTGGAAAGATCTGCACCTGTAGCACCCATAGTTGCCGCCTGGGTGCCGGCGGCCTGTCGATTGCGACGGCGAACCTCATCAGCCTGAGCGTTGCCACGGTTGATAGAATCCTGTGCCTGCGCCGTAGCCACTTCTGCATTTTGCTCGGCAACAGCAGATGAATACTTACCTTGCTGGTACTGGTTGTATGCTGAAACGCCACTTAAAGCGACACTGGCGCCAGCGAGAGCGATAGCCGGGCTGCACATTATTTTCTCTCCATGTGGAAACGGTGAAACGGTAGGTTGTTAATGCCGTATGGCTGAGGTTCGTCGATGGTGAATCCCAGCCAGTGAAGCCAGATGCGCGCAGTGTGGTTACGCGCATCAACATAATTTTCAAGATACGGGTAAACAGTCAGCATTGCATTGACCACTTTTCCGCAGCGGCGAAGGAAGGTGCGCTGGTATTTCTCCAGCGCGTCAGTACCCACCAGCCACGGAATACCGCTGCCGCCGATCATCGATGCTGGTGCTACGCCAAAGACAGTCACCACTTCACCGTTAATCAATCCGGCACAGCAGAATGTTGACGTGCGCAGACCAGTTTCCAGCACGCGGCGCGGACTCCATCCATTAGTTGCCATAAACTCATCGATATCAGCCTGGCGGACATTAGGCAGAATTGCTTCGATGTGCTCTGCGGTAGCGGGTACGATCTTAGCGTTAATCATCAGAATCCCCCTACGGTAAGACGAGGCAGTACGGCAAGAACGGAAAGCGGAAGTGGGTCAGTCTGTCGAACTTTAACTCGACCGTTTTTATTCCAGTTACTATCTAAATTAACTTCAATTTTTCCAGTGGCATCACTAACCGGATCATCATAAAACTCATCCTCACGCTGTGGATATTCATACCAGGTTCCACCCGGCGTGGTTGCCCAGATTCCGCGACTGGCGTTTACGATCATTGTGACGGTAGGGACAACCTGCTTTTTATCGAGCAGCGTTTCCTGTCCGTTGATATTGATGTCCAGCGTCTCGAACTCTGCATAAATAGGCAGTCCGATATGCACTACTGCACCTGGTGATTCCAGTGTGACAGAGCCACCAGTGACAACCTTTTGAGGTTCAACACTGGCATCTGACAGGATGTTAACCGTCTGGCCTTCAATGTGTGACAGGCCGCCGAACGTCTGTCTGGCCATCTGCCAGTTAGTTGTTGGCACGTTGCGAAGTATCGCCGGAACGTTGCGATTGAATCGGACGGTAACTGCGGTATTGCTTGTTACCGAGATGATATCGCCGCGCAGCTCTTTAGCCACCGGTTCATTGGTGTCTGGATCCGTTTCGGTATAAGGGAACTGAATCTGAGCACCGACGTCAGTGTTAACGAAGTATGCACCACCAGTAACCGTAACTGGATAATCGACCTGATAGCTCCAGTCACCCGTGCCACCGCTGATGGTCATTGTGCGGGATGATGTATTGCGTCCGTCGTAGCTCAGGCCGCAGTCGACAAAGAACGCATCTTCATCGTTGGTGAACAGGCGACTGGAAAGGCGTTCGATGTAACGTTTTGTCTGCCCGTTGATGGTACGGTTAACCACGAAATAAACAGCATCCTCGCTGCCTTCACTGATAGAGCAGGTGCTTTCGTACTTACCGGCGCTTGATTGTGGCGCCCATGCAAAAACCTGCTGGTCGCGCAGATAGGTCAACACCAGCAATTTACCGTCATCACGAATGCAGAACGCGCTGCTGTACGGCACGATGCAGAAGGACCAGTCAACAATGCTGTGTTTCTGGAAAAGGTGGTTTGCCAGTATCGTCAGGTCCGTACCCTGGTACCCGTCAACATCGAAGGAATACGCCAGATCTCGCACAACGCTGCCTTTCTCCTGGATGAACAACGCAATGTTAGCCACTGCGATAGGTGGTACGTTACTGGATCCGTTATTTCCCTGAGAGCTGAACGAGAACGCTGACGGCGTGAGAACCTTATTCTGGTCCCCGGATATCGTATATTCCCCGCCAGAAGTCAGCGCAACCAGATTACCAACGTCAATCAGGTGACGGATCTCATTCACCTGCCGCCCGGCGTAAGTGTAGATAATCCGATCGTCGTCCTGAATAGGGTTGTTCTTGCCAAAGTCTTTATAGTCACCGGTCCGGCTCGCCCAGATGGTTTGCGGGTACGCGGTAGACGCGGCGAAATAGAGGCGCTGCTGATAGTAAACAACGGTACTTGGGTATCCGTTAACGCTGTTCCACGCGTATTTCGCCCACTTATAGCTGGAGTTAGAGGATCCAACAACCTGAGACGGAATGAATGAAACCACATCGGCAGTTGCGGTCAGGCCGTCGCCAGCCACCGCTGAAATTCTGGCAATGCCGAAACCGCTGTGCAGGTACTCCCACTGGATCCCGGTATCATCTGAACCGGTACCGCCCCATCCATCCCACGACATTCCCTCGGTATGCGAAGGGCGAAGTGTTCCGGTCTTACCAGCAGTATTGGCGCGATAGTAGTTGCTGTCTGCACGACGAACATCATTGATTGCTGTGGTCTTGCTGGTTTCCCATACCGGTACGGAATCAATAGCAGGCTGCTCGAGATAGAACAGTTTTCCGACCTGCTCAGCACCGAAGATGGCAGTACTTGCCGTCAAAGTAATGGTTCCGGTGCTGGCGCTTGCGTAGACCTTCACTGTCTCGTCAACGTTGATATCTTCGAACGGTCCGTTTTTTGTGGTTATATCGACGATCTGCCAGTTATCGTGTGCATAGCGTCGTAGCTCTTTTGGCGGGTATGCTGGGTGAACAAGCGTAAGCACGTCGGCGCTCTGCGTGAATTTGATGCGGAACAGGTCAGCCTCAGCATACGGCATCGCCAGTTCGTAGATCACATTGCTGCTGTTCAGCACATACGCACCGTCTTTGATAACGCGCATGTAGCCGTCACCGAACTCCAGCGCATAGGTCTGCACAGTCGAGAACTGAAACGGGATTAACCGGCACTTGCGATCAGGATATTTAGCCGGACCAACGAAGCGCGTACCAGGTCGGTTCTCTACGCCGCCATACTGACGAACAATGAAGTTGTCGCACTTGCGAAGCGCCACCTGATACTTTGACATATCAATGCGGCCGTACAGTGACGGACCAATTTCACCACCGGCAAAGCTCGGTTGAATCCAGCTAAAAGCCATTATGACAACCTCGCTGCTGTGAACTCATCTACCGGTGGTTGTGGCTCCTGCGATTCGTTCTGGCTATGTGAGCCAGCACTCAGGATCACGCGGTTGTACATCGTCAGTGCGTTGTTACCAAGATCTGCGCTACCGGTCAGCGCCATATTGATGGCGGCTGCCAGGCGCCAGGAAAGCGCCTCCATGAAAATGGCGTCATACATATTTACGTCAGTAACCCGCGCCACGTACTTCAACCACGCTTTCGGCTGATCGGTGTAAATGAGCTTACCTGTCAGGTCCTCATTGGAACCGACAACATACTCAATGCGCTGCGCAGCGGTGGGGTTGCGTATACCAGACGGCATGATCTCGGTTATGCGAACACAATCAGATGGGTACTGGTAAGCGTATTGCCAGTCTGGAGGTGGATTATTGGTATCAGCCAGCGCCACGCGCTTGGTAGCAAAGTTCCAGTCAAAGTCAGCCAAAGCAGCATCGCGACAAGCGTCGAAGTGCAGTGAGCACTGTCCGGCCTCTTTACTGGCTTCATTCAGACTGTTAATGCTGCGGCTGTTGCCGATATTGCTCAGCGCACGGTTGCAGATCTCGATAACGGATGCCATTAATCATCCTCCCCACCGTAGAGAGTTTGCGCTGCTGACTTCTGCGACTCGCCGGATACTGGACTGAGCGCCATATCAGTGATCTGGAGACTGGCGTTATGCTGCATTCCATCTTCCGTTTCGCGGGTAGACGTTGAGCGAATAGTTGCCTTTGCGGTGATCATTACTTCAGTGCCAGCGGATTGAGGCGTTGCCTTGAGCTTGGCGAGCGTCTCGTTGTTCAACTCAATGCAAAGACCCCACGGATAATCATCACGAGTCTGGGTTTTACCATCCTCATCCTGATAGGTGTCGGTGCCGGTTTTGAGGTTTACCAGATCCATAACGGACTCCTGCAAGAAGGGGGCCGAAGCCCCCTGTTTGATTAGCGAGGCTTAGACGCCCAGTTCTTTACGCTTTTCGGCGATCTCTTTTGCCAGCGTTTCAGCCGTTTTATTACCCGGCTTCTTGCCTAGCAAATCCTCATACTGCTGTCGAAGAAGAGTAAGGTCTTCGCTTACCGCACCTGTGCCATCAGATTTCAATTCTTCCACTACCGGCTGAACAGCAACGGAAACTGGAGCATTGACAACTGAAACCGCCAATTTCCCTTTACGCTTTTCGGCGATCTCTTTTGCCAATTTCGCCGCATCGTTCAGCGGCTCCAGCGCCGTACCTGGTTCACCGTCATACTCAACTTCAGAACCTTCAGGCCAGAGGTTGTTATGAATGTGGGATAAACGCAGGACGCGGTATTTTGCTTTTTCACCTGACATCACTATCCCCTTAGCCAGTCACTTTTGAACGAATCGGGTAGTAAGGGCTGTTGTTATCAACATCCAGGTTAATTCCCGAGGTAAACGCGCCTGCCGTCAACGGACCGGTACCAACTGAATAGTTCACGCGCAGATAACGCTGAACACCAGCCGGAACCTTCGCAGAGAATAGACGCTTGCCAGCAGTCAGCGCAGCCAGTGCCAGCGCACCGCTGTCGTAGATAGTTGTCCAGGTGGAGTTATCCGGGCTGGTCTGTAGCTGAACGTTCAGGGTTGCAGCACCGGCAGCAGTTGCTGTGGTGTCAACGGTTGCCAAGAATTCCAGCGGATAACCAACGCCGATATCGCGGCGGGTGCCGTCGATAGGACCAAGGTCAATCACATCCGTAGAAGCAGCAGAAGCTGTAACCGCCTGCTTCTCGGAGAACATCAACAGTTTGTCGAGGATCATTTTCTTTCTCCATTCATGGGCCGGTTAAGGCCCATTAGTTAATGACAGGCGTTAAACAACGCGCGCTTCTGTTTCCAGAATTGCGTCAGTTTCACGGATCGGAACTCCACGGAGTGCAGTCCACCATTCGCCTTCAGTCTCTTTAACACTGATTGCAAGCGATGACTTTTCAAGAGATTGAAGATCAAGGGCTTCGTTAACGCTTCGGTTCATGTAGAAGACCGGCTTGCCCATGCCACGATTTGGGATACGATGCAGAGCACGAATCATCAATTTTGCGATGTTCGCTGCCGTAGCAGGATCTGACAGATTGCTCACATCGATATTTGCGACGCGAACAACGTAACGCCAGTCACGAAGAGTCAGGCCGTTATCCCACTTATAGTGGGTACGGTAGCCTTGGTATTTTCCGCCATCAGGATCAGTCAGTGTTTGCTCGCCGAGGTCCTGATGCTGAAGTCCTGCTTTTTGGCCTTTAGGGAACGTGCCATGAACAGTGTTCTCACCCCAGACAACCAGCCAGATAGAGGTATTGTCTGTTCCAGTACCACCACCATCGATGATGTTCTGCGCGTTTCCAGCAGACAGGCTTGAGTAACGGGATGACAGGCCCATGAACTGCTGAGGGTTAACGCTGGTATCACCATAGAACAATGTCTGAGCCATCTGCTGGTTCATTGCTTCGATGAATGCGCGGTCTTCAGACAGGCGGAACTCAGCAGTGTTACCGTTCAAATCAGCCAAAGATTTATCAACTTCAGAGTAGGTTTCCAGCATCCCACAGGAGTCTGTTACCTGCACAGTAGTCGACTTGCTTTGCTTCACACCGTAGTTGAGCAGACGCCACGTAGCTGAAGGTAAGCCTGTACGTACAGTTGTACGGTGCCCAGTCGGAAGGTTTCCTTCAACAAAAGGCATATCCTGAAGGATCGGGTTTGTCTGGGAAAGCAGTTCGATAATTTTATCGACTTTCCCGTTTGGGTCGATGCGCTTACCCCAGTCTGCCAGCGTCAGCGCAGTTAAGCCTTTAACAGCCATGGTTATTTCCTCTCTTATTTGCCATAGAGCACTTCGGCAGCACTACGCTGACCGCTTTCTTTCCCGGTTACCATGCCGTCTTCAGACATGGCTTTACCGACTTTGACGAAGGCTTTAACCAGCTCAGGGTGGTTACCCAGGCCAGTGCCTTCCAGATATTCTTTCAGTTCAGGCGTACCGAACTGAGCAAGAGCACGCTGTGCAGCGCTCAGGTTGCTGGTGAGCTTATCGCCGCCGATCTCCTTGTCTGCTTTAACGTCAGCAGCCCACTGCTCGGTGGTTTTCTGCCAGGCTTCAACCTGCTGCTGCTGGACCATTGGCATGATCTTGGTGCCGTACAGGTCGACCATCTTCTGCGCCTGCTCATTGGTCAGGTTCAGTTCACGGGCGATAGGTTCGAACTGTTCCAGGGCAGCGGTATCAAGCTCCTGTCCTTCGGCTGGTTTGAACTCGTATTTCTCCGGCGCTCCTTCTGGCTTCTGCTCTTTGTCATCAGGCTTTTCCTCTTCTGGCTTATCACCATCAGCAGGTTTTTCTTCCTGAGGTTTGTCACCTTCAGCGCCTAGCTGTGGCTTATCGCCTTCTGGTTTAGCCGGATCGCCAGCAGGTGCCGGAGTATCAGCAGCAGGTGCGGATGGCTCAGACGGTGCCGGTGCAGCGCCACCATCAGCAGGTTGCTCATTGCAAAGATGGCGATGCAGCAAACGTTCAAATAAATTCATGGTTACTCCTGTTCACTGGCCTCTGCGGCCATCTTCAGATACTGATCGGGGCAGTGCGTCATGACGCGCTGAAACAGAACCAGAGCCAGGTTGCGCTGCCCTTCGTTGAATGCTGTGATTTGCGGATCTACGTTGAAGCAAGCTCCAAACACCTGACCTTTCTCAAGCAGTGACCAGATCACGCGTCGGCCCTGCTCGCTGCCCATAACAAACTGGATGTCGTCGATATCGCGCTGCGCCAGAAGTTGCTGTTTGGCGTCAAGCTCTGCTTTGCGGCCTTCGTCGTCGATATCAGTCATTGCTGCGGCGCTCCTGCTGCATTAGCGATAGCGGTTAATGCGCTCGGGTCAGTGGTCTGCGTTTCGCTGAGAGTCTTGGCTCCATGAGCTGCGGCCTGCCCCATTGCCATTGCCTGTGCGGCTTGTGCCTGTTTGGCGCGCTCTTCACGAATACCCTGCACCTGCTCCTGAGGAACGATGACAGTTGGCGATACACCGGACATTTCGGAGAACGCGTCGATAGCCTCATCAACATCGAGCTTGTCGAGTGCTTCAGGTTTGAACTGTGCGAGTTGACCGATGAAACCAACAGTCTGCGACAGGCTGGTAAGGCCGATAGATTTCTGCGCCTGTGCCATCACGGAGATGTATTCGATACGCAGCGGCATACCCTGCATAACGTCCGGCGGTGGCGGAAGCATGTTCTTGCGCGCCATAATGGAGAAAACGCGGTCAATCAGCGGGTTTAGCGCTTCGTCGTTCAGGCGCTCCAGTACCGGGCCAAGCATCAGCAGTTTCTCTTCCTTCATCTCGATCACCGCTTCCACCGGCATAGAGCGGGTGTTGATGTTTTGCAGCATCATGAAGAGGTCGACGAAGTAGGCGCTGTTGATGGTCTGGCGGGTATCCTGAATGTCAGCGAGCAGATCTGCAGTATTCGGGTTTACCAGGTATGCAGGCTTGAAACCGTCCTGACCTGTCATTACATCGAGGTATGTAACATCACCAGGCAGCAGGGAAACACGCTGTGTTTTAAGTGAAGTCGGCGCAACCATTGGCGGGTTAGTGGCCTTGTCGATCAGCTGAGCTTTACGCTTCTGCTCAACCTGAAGGGCTTTAACCTGACCGAGTGCCAGCATGCCAGGGCAGGATGAGGCGTAAACGTCTTCGCCATTCACTTCCCAGCGCGGAGCAAGGATCGGGAATTCATCGAAGCCGGATTCACGCAGAAGCTTGTCTGAGTCGCCGCCACTCTCGAAGTACACGGAGCGGAACGGCTTGTTCTTGCTGTCCATCTTCCCGGTGTCGCGGTTAACGTTTGGCGTAATGCAGTGGTTAACCTCGACCCACGTTTCATACGTGCCGTTTTGCCACATCCCCTGCACCGATGAGCTGACGTTATCCAGACCAAATTCCTGCACTAACTGGCGCACGGTCATAGAAAACTGGCGGAAGGAAGTATCGACGCTGCCGCGCGGGCTGTTCGCCAGGTAGTAACTGCCAATCGGAAAAGGCATTGTGCGGATCACGTCCTGGTCATCTTCGAGCACAGCCATCGCAGCGGTACCGAAAGTACCCAGGCTGGCGTACATGACAGGCAGAGACTGGTACAGATTCGACTTGTTGAACACTTCGTTCATACGGCGCTGCACGACTTCAAGCCACACCTTAACCGGGCCGTAATCCATCATGTCAGGGTCTGGCGTTGCCAGTTTGAACCATGGACGTGCCGGACTGGTGATGCCAGACATCATACCGCTGGACAGAATGCGCTGAGCCATTGAACCGGTAGGATCAACAATCTTAGTGTTACGACGATCATCACGGTTTACATCAGACGTCAGAAAGCGGGAACCGCGCGGATTGATAAAATCGCTCAGGTCACGCCAGTGCGACTCGAACGATGTGCGCTCACTCTTCAGCTGTGCTAGCTGCTTCAGCAGACGCTCTTTTTCGGTTTCCGCCATCTCTGCCTACTCCGTTACTGACCGAGCAGCGTTTTACCGCTGGTGTTTGCGGTTGAGGTGTCGCCCTGCGCACCAGTCAGCAGAGTGGAACTGCGGCCTGCTGCTGCACGGCGGCGGCGCTCTTCGTCGTCACGAGAACTGACAACTGCTGCATCCTGCTCCTGTGGCGCGGCCTGTACTTCTGGTGCCGCTGGCACTGATGGCTTGCTGCCGATACACATAGCAATAGCTCCGTACGCAATTAAATTATTACCAATTTAACCACATATGATTTATTTAGCGTAGGCTATTGACACTTATAACATCAGATATTACCTTTTAGGTAATTAGTTCTCGTATTGAATTGACGAATTGCGGAGGTGGTTATGTGACCGCTTGTGCAGTAGCCCGGAGTACCGCAGCAATAAATTGGGCTTAAAAGTAAAGGCGGTGGATAAGCGGAGCATCATCTCCGCACACAACTAAAAGCGCGCTTCAGTGAATGACCTTTGAGCCTGGTCGTTAAATCCAAACGGTGGAGTGCGCTTTCAGGTGTGTAGCAGTACGGCATATGGCACATGTGCCGCAGCGGTCCGGATGGGTTCCCTTGATGCTACTTCCCCAGCCGGGTAGCCGGAATGTGCAAGCCAGTGTTAGGTAAGCACGGACAGACGACTCACCATCGTGGCGATACGGTGTGACACCTCGGAAGAGACGAGGATGCAACGATGAGAGCATTGGGGTGACCGGTTAATCCCGTGACGCTAACCGATACAGGCGCAGTGCTCTCAACGTTGTGGTGAATAAGGCATTAAACCGGTTACCACCGGTGATTGTTAGAAGCATCTGCGCAGAGTTGCTATGCCGAATAGACTGCGTACCACAACCAGATCACGCCTTAGGACCGTGATGAAGCGCCCATAAGAACGATGCTGTGTAGCTATTGACGGTGGCAGTTTCCCTTGATGCTGACCACCGTCACTTTTACAGCAGAACGCCATTGCGATGACGTTGCGCTGTAAACCCGTAACTGCCATGGAAGGCGCCCTTGCTTCCAGTTCGCCCACTTCGGTGGGCATTTTTTTAAGGTGAAAATCATGAGCGACAAAGATATTGAATCTGAAATTCAGGATAAAGGTTTAACCGCACCGCGAATTACGCCGCAGCATATCGAAAGCGTGATTATTAGCGAGCACTACTTCACGGCTGCCGAAGGTGTTCATGGCGCTAACGAGCGATTAAAACCGCATGAAAGCCCAATAGATTATTATCAGGAAGCACATCCAGCTGAGTCACTCCTGACCTTCTGCGTTTTGGTTCTGCACAATGGTTTCACCGTCACCGGCGAAAGCGCCTGCGCCAGCCCGGAAAACTTCGACCCGGAGATCGGCCGCAAGATCTCCCGCGAAAATGCGGTGAATAAAATCTGGATGCTGGAAGGTTATCTGCTGAAGCAGAAGCTGAGCGAGCAATGAAAGACGAATTCAACGGCTTTTAACGCCGTGACATGTCACAATCAGCCCGCCGATGCGCGGGCTTTTTTGTATGGCATGACCCGTCCTGAATAGCGTTGACACGTTCCAGACTTAAATCCGGAGAACGTGATGATGACTGAGTTCAAACGCACCCAACGCGATTATCCTCTATCCTTTAAAATAGCCGTCGTTGAGCAG